TGCGTGGACTGGTGTAGGTGCAGGCGGTGCTACAACTGGTTTAGGTGCAGGCGGTGCTACAACTGGTTTAGGTGCAGGCGGTGCTTCGACTGGTTTAGGTGCAGGCGGTGCTTCGACTGGTTTAGGTGCAGGCGGTGCTTCGACTGGTTTAGGTGCAGGCGGTGCTGGAGGAGCTGGTACTGCTTCGACTGGTTTTGGCTGCGTAACTTGTTCCGGTGTTGCAGCTTTTGCAGGCGATATCGAAGGTTCTTTGGGTTTAGTCTCTGCAGTCTCTATTTTTCCTGGCTCCACTTCTTTCTTAGGTTCTTCTGTGGGAATATCTTGCGATTGTTCTTTATTAGATATTAAAGAATACGCAACTCCACCAATAGCAGCTGCAACTAAAGCCATTATAGGACCCTTTCCACGAAATTTCTTTAATCCGCTTAGAGTCCTAGTCGTTTTCTTTTCGATTTTTTTCAACGCACCTCTATGACAACTTTTTGTTATCTTATTACCGAAAGTTTTTAATCCAATTCCACTTTTTGTGATAGATTTAATTCGATCAAGAACAGATTTTATCACATCTTTGATCATTTGAATCATAGCCCTAATAGACGATGATATATTTTTAAATAATCCCCCACCTTCATTGTCTTCTTTTTCTAAAATTTTTTCTGGATCTTTTTTAATCTTTTCTATTTGTTTTTCTAATTCATCTTCCTTCTTCTTATTTTTTATAAAATTTAATAGGCGCGTTCTTTCAGCAAAAGTTTCTTCATAGTTTATGTTTAGTTCTTTGACAAGATGTGAAATAGCCATTATGCAGCTTTCTTATCTTCGATATTGTTCGTTTTATTGTTTGTCTTCGATGCAATTACAACATTGGTTTTCGTATTCTGATCTTTATCATATTGAGTTTGACCAGCAGATGCAAGTGATGTGCCGCTCATTGTCTGACCCTGCATACTAGCATATATTTCTTTTGCAGAAGTTTCCCGTTTAGCTGCATATTCAGCACCACCTGCAAATCCTACTGCCTTATTCACTTTACTCATATCATCCATGTCATCTGGTTTCATTCTCTTATAGTTTAGAAAAAACCAAGGTATGGCTTTAGCTGCAACTTCTGGAGAGTTTAGTGCGTCTGGATTACTTACCAAATCTACTCCAGTCGCTTTCGAAATTTCTTTATATTGATTTTTACCAGTATGTTGAATAAAGCCACGACCACGATATTTGAAACCATCTCCTTCTGCTGAATTTCCGTCTGTTGTTTTATAAACATAATTTGCAAGAGCTTCTGGATTTTTAACAAATTGTTCAGCGAATTTTTCAGAAGGTATTCTTTTTTTACCAAATATTTTTTGTATTCTCTCGGCAGTAGAATACATTAAATTTTCACTTTGAACTTTAAAATTTGATTCGGCTTTTACCGTTGCTAAAATATTAGCATGAGCTTTTGGTGATGTGATTCCAAAAGCAATTAATGCTTTTATAATTAAACCTTGCACACCACCAGGTTCTTTTTCTGATTTTTTTGGAACAGATTCTTTTGTCGGAGTTCCAGCTTTTGGCTGTGATATCTCTGGTATACGCTCCGGTTTTGGCGCAGGTTTTGGCGCAGGTTTAGGTGGAGGTGGAGGAGGAGGTGGTGCCGCGACTGGTTTAGGTGCAGGTGCAGGTGCAGGTGGTGGAGGAGGTGGTGCCGCGACTGGTTTAGGTGCAGGTGGTGGTGGTGGTGATGGCAGCGGAGGTGCTGGTACAGGCGCAGGAGGTGGCTGCACGACTTGTGCTACTGGAGGAACTGGCTCTGCAACCTTCACTGGCTCAGGCTCTGGACGAGAAACTTTTTCAGGTTCTGCAGCCTTCACTGGCTCTGCTGCTTTTACTGGCTCTGCTGCTTTTACTGGCTCTGCTGCTTTTACTGGCTCTGCTGCTTTTACTGGCTCTGCAGCCTTTACTGGCTCTGCAGCCTTTACTGGCTCTGCTGCTTTTACAGGTTCTTTTTCAGGATTAGAAATTTCTTTTATTTTTTTATTTTCAGATTTAAAAATATTGCTAAACAATGCTGCTACTCCGACTCCGACCGCAGCAATTGCAGCTGCTTTACCTTTAGGAACTTTTTTTATTGTTTTAGATAATTGTTTCAGTCTTTTTGATATTTTCTTAAGAGCTCCAGACTTACATAGTAATTTTAAACCCACTAACATTCCACCCACAAGTATTTTTTTCATCCATTTAACTAAGGATAAAACTACACCAGCGATACGTTTAATTCCAACCATTATGATATTAAAAATTATTTTAATTTTATCTATCATATCAAACAACATTTTAAAGAATGAACCCTTAACATCTTTCAATATATTTTGTGCTTTTATAAAAAAATTAGACGATGTTTCTTTAGATTTTGGAACTCTTTCAAATAGACGTTTTCTATCATCTAAAACTTTTTCAAATTTTTTCTCTAATGGATCTTTCTTTTTGAAAAGACCACCAAAAATTTTCTTACCAATACCTGCAGCTAATACACTGGTCGCAGCAGTCATCTCAGCGTCTCCGCCAAATAATGCTGCTGCTCCCATTGCTTTTAGACCAGTAGTGATTTTTGGAATTTCCATATCATGCTCTGTTTTCTGCAGCCTGCTTCTCTTTTTCGAGATGATCAAGTAACAACTTGATATAGATATCTCTTTCCCACGGAATCATTTCCTCAATTTCTCTAAGACTATATTTGTGAAACTGCATCAGAGAAAAATTTGTAGTGTAATAATTCTTTAGGTCATTGTGAGACAGGCATATCAAAAAAAATCAGCTATTCCTTCTAATGTGACATGATCATCTTGTCCACACCCAACACACTTATACGAAATTTCATGCTTCAATTTCGGCATAGTATTGAAAAATTCCATAATTTTTTCAAATTGTTTAGAGCTTAATGATTCTAAAAATTCTTTAGAATCCTGTTCACCCGATGTTTCGTGTATTACATCTCCATCAAAAGCAAATTCTATACAGCTAGAAACCAACAAAAGGTCGTCTTTTGTTTTAGCTAATTTGCGCATATCTTCAATAGTCGGATATCTCATCTGAACACCAAGAGTATTAGATATCATAACTTTATTTGTGTGTGCATCTTCTTTATTTACTTTGATAGATTCTAAATCAATTTCAATCGGAGTAACAACATCACATTTTTCATCTTTATAGTTTACTCCTCCGCGATGACGATATTCTAATTTTATCTTTTCGCCAACAGACTTCGCGCGCACGTGAAGGAATAGATATTCAAAATCGAAATATGGAATCTTGCTTGCATTGAAATTTTCATCAACAACACATGAGTTTAGAATATCACGAATAGTTACAATCATCTGTTCTTCATCTTCACTTTCTGAAGCAAGAAGTAAAACTTTTTCTTCCTTGACGATGAAAGGTCTGAATGAAATCTTTTCTCCAGTTGACGGCACTGTTGTAAAAAACTTTGGTGTCACTATCTTAGGTAAAGCCATATACTACCTCCACAAATTAAAATGGTAAAATTGATTTTGTTGCAGTTCCTGCGTTTACGATTCCCTGACCTGTTGATTGCGCAACACTTCTAATTGCGCCACCAACTCCATTTGCTTTAACTAAAGAAAAGACTGGTGCGAATCTTTGAAATGCTTCGATACCTTTTCTAAGAAATGATTTTTGCACAGCCCCAGCAATATCAGTTCCTGGATGTTTTTCTGTCATATATGTGTATCTGATTTCAACTTGTAATTTTGCAATTTGATCATCAGCCCAATTCATTTGTATTTCATTTACAGTTATGGGAAATGCTTCTACTAGGGTTATTCCATATAATTCTTTCGGGTCTTGTTTTCCTCCAGAAGCACTTCCAAATAAATTAAAACCTAGAGGATTTAATATCGCTGAAGTATTAAAACCAAACGCTTCTGCTGCATCTTTTATATCACCAAAAAGTGATGATCCCTGACTCCTACCTTGAAATCCTGGCGATGTTCCATACTGCTTAATTACAACAGTTCCAACACAGTCTTTAAAATATCCACAATCATATATTGCTTCCGGGCTTGGAGTTTCTTTGACTCTGCGCGTTCCTATGAATAAATCTTGCCATTGCATAAAAAATTCTCTCTCGCGCATGTCTTCGCTTAACAATATCGTCAATGTAATTGGTGATGAAACAAATCTATAAGGTATATCTCTAGGGGGTCCATAATAGTTCTGTTGAAATGTTGTGAGAGTTCTAGATGGAATACTCACTTGCTCTATTCTTAACATCATTGACTGTGCAACAGAACTAAACGCTTTTGTAGGCGCAGTGATTTCAACCATAAAATCTGAAGTTCTAGCAACTCCGGATTTTCCTATTTCTGATGCGAATTGATCGATACCGAATGCCATATTAGATCCTCGTTATGCTTTCTTTGTATACTCGTGATTCTGGAGCTTTGGTAAATCTTTGTAGTGGAAGAACCAAAGCAGTTGTCCATTCGTCTGCATTAATCATAAAAAATTTAGATCGCATATGAGAAATTAAATAGTGCTTTACACACGGCTTAAAATATCGCATCTTAGAGCTTCTCTCTAGAATATTAAATGATATTTTTAATCTTGTAGTTTCATCTAGTTTATTATTCGTTACTGTAGAAAATAATGCATCCATCAATTTAGCTCTAAGTCTTAGAGGTAAATAGTGTAAATTTATTCCGTAAAATCCAGGACCTTGTTTTGCAAGTCCGTTAGTTTTAGCAGAAAGAAATGGGAATATCAGAGGAAATCTATCGTAGTATGGGAGTTCTTTTTTATACTTCGGATCATAGTTAAACAGATACATACGCCCAACATATGGAATATTTGTGAGTCGAGTTTTATCTGCATTGATTAATCTCTGTGGAGTTATCATTGTTTTCGACGAAATTGTCTGAAGCCAATTTTCAGCTTCAGTTAGTTTTCCTTGATTTGTTGTCGCAAGCATATTTTCAAACGTAGCCATTTATACTAATCCTAATTCTTTTTCAGTGAATATTAAAAATTCCCATTTTCTATCGCTACAATAATCCTTAGCAGCTTTCCACTTTGCACTATTTATTCCATAAGTCATGACTTCCGTCAGATATCTTTTCGTAGGTTTCGTTCCATTAGATTTTAATTTTGGAGGAATCGTTTGTTTCTTCGGTTTAACTTCTATAATTTTTGTTGTTTTATTTCCGTTTTTATCTATGACACATATTAAAAAATCTGGAAAGTATCTATGAACTTTACGATCGATAGGACTTCTATAGGGTATCCACAATTCTTCGGACTGCCATTGGACTATATTTCCGCTTAGATCAAAATACTTCATGAGCTTATATTCCCACGATGATCTAAATACGATATTGCACGGATTTCCTTTATATTTTTCAGGAAATTTGGGTTTATATAATCCTTTTTGTGTAGGCATCATATATTTATGACTATAAATAGACCATATTCATAGGAAAAAATTCACATGGCATACTCAGAAAACTCAAGTCCTCTAGCGAAACTAGGAGCAAAAGGTACGATAAATCTGATGTTTCCTCTAGATGATCAACCAACATATCATACGCATCATATCATATTTACAGTTTACGAAACTAAAAGAGAAGCTAGAAATGCGCAAGATAAAACAAAAATTATAGCTACAATAAAACTTCCGATGACTCAAGAGCTACAAGTTAGTTATAATGCTGGATATGCGAATCCCGACCTGGGAGGGGTTATGGCTGGTGTGATAGATGCAGCTGAAAAGATGGCAACACCAGCCAGTGAACTCGGAGGAAATACTCGTATGGAAAAAACAATAGAGATTGCCTCGATGACTTCAAAGACTTTAGGTGAATTTGTTAAACAAGCGCCAGCAGCTTTAGCTAATCAGGGTGTCGCATTACTAGGAACTTCGGGTGGTGTAGCACTCGCAACTGCAGTCGGAACAGCTAGAAATCCACACAAAGCTGTATTATTTGAAGGAACAGATTTTAGGTCGCACAGTTTTAGTTTTAGATTTTCTCCAGTGCGCGCATCTGAAAGTGATGAAATAAGAAAGATAATACATCTATTTAAATACCATATGCACCCTGGATATGTTACAGGAGCACTTGCTGGTGCGGGTAATCATTTTTTTACAACTCCAGAATTTTTTAAAATAGAATTAAGCAATAAAGGAAAATACACAGTTAACGACTATCAAATTTGTGTATTAAAGGGAATGTCTGTTAATTATCAACCATCAAATTATCCAGCTTATGCTAGAGTTTCTGGATCAGATCCTGCTCCTATGGAAGTCATAATGAATTTAGAATTTCAAGAAACAGCTATTATTACGAAAGAAGTTATAGGCGATCCTTATACTGAAAATTCTAAATTAAAAACAGAAATGCCAAAATTAAAAGATTTTATTTCTAACGGCGGCGGCGCTGCAACTGGAGTGACTAATACGCAAGCTGGATTAGAAAAAATTGCAGCGGGAACTGGTTTAGCAGCTAGAAACGCGCAAAGACAGCTTGGTGGAGGATAAAATTCATGAGTTACTATTTTAAACCATTTCCGACCATTTCTTATAAATTATCAGGAATGACTCCAACAATTTTTGTTACCGATATAACACGAAGATTTGGATTATCTTCTTTATTAAGAAATAACGCTGCGATATATTTTGATTATGAAATTAAAGATGGAGAAAGACCAGATATAATTGCAGATAAATATTATGAAGACCAAACATTAGACTGGCTTGTATTATTGACAAATGAAATACACGATCCATATTTTAAATGGCCGCTATCTTATGCCAACTTTACAAAGTATATTCGACAAAAATATGGTAGTGTTGCTTCTGCACAATCAACAACTCACCATTATGAAAAAACACTTCAAGCCATGTCGCATAATGATGATGGTACGATAATTCCAAAAAGAACCGTCATTGTAGATTATGCAACATATTTAACAGATGTAGAAAATACTAGAATAGTTGATACTTTTTCATATGAAGATGAATTGAATGAATCCCATAGAAATATTAAGATATTAGACGAAAGATTTCTTGGAATTATCGTAGATACTCATAGAAGAATTTTTAGATAATGGCGAAGCTATACATACCAGGACTAGTTGATTTTGCTGAAATCACAATAACAAATACTGCAGGCACAGAAACTGTTAATATATCAAATATAGTTGCAGAGCTGAGTTATTATGAAGATATTTTTTCTCCAGCCATATCCTGTTCATTTATGTTAGTGGATGCAATTGCTCTTCAAAGTTCTCTCCCAATATCTGGTGGTGAATCTTTCAAATTAAAACTTCGTGCCAAAGGCGATGACGACGCCGACGCAGAAATAGAAATAAAACTACAAGTTTACAAAGTATCAGAATCATTTCATTATAACGAAAAAACAGAAGCGTATACTGTATTTGCAACTACTGAAGAATTATTAACGAATGAACATTTTAATAGATTAATTAGAATGGGAACTAATCAATTTACAATAGATAAAACTGCTAATAATATATTCACTAGCAATATTCAAAAAGTATCCAATAAAAAATTAATCACTCTTGAGGAAACAGAGGGTATATTTGATTATGCATTTTCTTCAATTAGTCCATTTAGAGCCATAAATGTTATGTGCGCGCAGGCCAAATCTGCAAAAAATATATCATCTAATTTTGTTTTTTATGAAACATCTCTTGGATATCATTTTATCACGATGCAAGAATTAATGAAAAAGAAACCTATAGAATCATATATCTATATGGAAGAAATCAAATCTCTTCAAAAAATAACTGATCTTAAAGATGTTAGAGATTACCAAAAAATACTATCAAGTGAAAAGGTTGGAGGGATTGCATTACTAGAAGGATCTCTAAAGGGGACTTTTTCTGGAATAACAAAAACTTTAGATGTATTAGCTAAATCATTTTTTTCTAAATCATACGACTATGCTAAAGATTTTAAATCTGTGCATCCGGACACAGAGAAAGAAAATAAAAAAATATTGACTGAAGAAACAATTAAAAAGTTTACTTCATCACCTACGAGAGAATCTTTCGTTACAACTAATTCTAAAGTATCACAATTGTCTTATGTTAAGGGATTCCAGCCAGAAATGGAGCAATCGTTTATAAAAGTTCAAGAGTTTGAAGCTATAGAAAAAGCTGCAACAGAACAAATCTTATCACAAAAAATAAATGTTATGGTTCATGGAAATCCTAGAATACACGCTGGAGATACTGTAAATTTAACATTTCCAGATCCTACTATAACTGAAAAAGGAAAAAGAAAAGATAATGACGATACTACTGGAAAATATTTGGTAACTGCGGTTGTTCATAGGATTAATGTCACGCATAAATATGTTACAATTATGGAATGCGTTAAAGACGTTTCTAGAGTTCAACCGCAACCAGAGGATGAATAATGACTATAAAAGAAAATTGGATTGGTGCAGATGGATTTACTTGGTTTTTAGGAATTGTTCAAGATATAAATGATCCTCTAAATTGTGGTAGAGTTAGAGTAAGATGTATTGGATGGCATTCAGATAATATAAATGAACTCCCTATTGCAAATTTACCATGGGCTCAAGTTCTAATGCCAGTTACCTCAGCATCAACGAGTAGTGTTGGAAGATCAGGAACCGGATTATTGAATGGGTCATACGTGATGGGATTTTTTCTAGATGGAGAAACTTCCCAACAGCCAATCGTTATGGGATCGTTACATGGAATACCAGATGGTTCAGAACAGGGTGGATATTCAGACCCAAATAAAATTTATCCAAGATTTCCTGGATTTCCTGATACACCAAATTTGGCATATAATAGATTTGTTCAAGATAAAATAACGAAAGATAAAGAAGCGAATAGAGTTAAAGATATTCCGACGGCAAGATTGCAAAAAGTAACTTCTGTTTCTCCAGATTTGGGAGAAGCTGATTACGAGTTAAAAACGTGGAGTGAACCATTACCAAGAAATGGAAAAGATCCAGTATATCCTAAAAATCATGTTACACAAACTGAATCTGGTCATGCGATTGAAATTGACGATACTACAGAAAATGAAAGAATTCATATCTATCACAGAACTGGAACTTTTTGTGAAATACAGGATACGGGTGATCGAGTAACAAAAATCGTCGGGGATGATTATGAGATATGCGTTAAAGATAAAAATATTTTAATATCTGGAAAATGTAATGTCACAATTATAGGCGATACGCGATTAAGAGTAGATGGAGACCTAATTCAAGAAGTCGTTGGAGACTATAATCTTACAGTTCATGGTGATATGAAAACGAAAATTCTAGGAAACGATGTTAAAGAAGTTCTTGGATCACGATCACATCAAATCAATAAAGACGAAACAAGAAGAATATCTGGAAGACGTGACTTCATAGTTGGTGGAGATCTTTCAGAAAATATCAAAGGCGCTACATCAACAACAATGTTATCTGGTCTAACAGAAACTATCGATGGAAATTTCCAATCAAAAACTTCAGGAAATGTAAATCAAGTTTCGGGTAAGCAAATGGATATTGGATCTGGACAAGTTATGAATATAGCTGCTGGTTCGAGAATGAATATTAGATCAATTGACAACTATCAAGTTGATGCTCCTAGAATAGATCTAAATTGATGAATACTCAGATAACAGGTATTTTTAAAATACTAATAGGAAATATGTTACACACGTATACAAATTACGACGAAATTCCAAAAACATTTACGAATCTAATATCGTTTAAATTAGATTATTCGTCTGAGCCACATACTGAAGAAGAACATTTAATGATTGAAGAAAAAGCAAATTTGATTCATGAACTGATGGCAAGGGAAACTAATTAATGCCAGCCGCAACGAGAATTGGAGATGCAGATGTCACACATTGTTCCACTCCTCATAGGGTAGAAGGATCACCCACAGTATATGTAAATAATATTCCTTGGAGTAGACAGGGTGATAAAAATGATGGACATTTACTACCTGGAGCACCGTGTCCAACACATCAAGCACCAATTACTACAGGTTCTACAACTGTATTTGTAAATGGAATGGGTGGTGGAAGAATCGGCGATGCGATAACTGCATGCACAACAGTTGCAGAAGGATCATCCAATGTATTTGCTGGAGGATAGTATATGGCTTTTACCGTACCTGAAATAACGATACCTGGATTAAATCAAGCCCCTTGTGGATTGAATCCTAAAATAGAAGAATTAAATGCTGTGAAAGATAAGGCTCAGGCCAAGATTAATTCTCTAACTTCTAGCTCTGGAGGAATTACTGATTCTATCGCAGCATTGAGTTCTAGTGTTAGTTCTGCTGTTTCTGAAGTTGCGGCAAAATTAAATAAAAATTTATTAGAAGATCTTCCGACGATAGGATTGAAGTTACAGGATGAATTTCATTCAGCGATAAATTCATTTGGAACTGGTCAATCTGGAGCAGCTTTAACTAAATTAAAGGAGATCGAAAAACAATTTCCAAGTTTTGATATGCAAAAAGCTCTAGATGCAGCTGCTGGTATATTACCTGCAGGAGCTATTCCTGAGAACGCTGCAGAACTAATTAAAACAGATTTATCGAAGATGAATAGTGATCTAGAAATAGCCCTGCCAAAATTTCAACAACTTGGGGGTGATATATCATCTGAAGTCACTTCACTTTTAGGAAACGCACAAACTGCTGTTGGAAGCGCACTATCTTCAATTTCGTCTGGATCTGGAACCACTAAAGGATTAACTGGCTTAGCATCTGAAGCTCAAACTGCAGTGAGTGATGCTGCTGGAGAACTATCGAAACTGGGTGGTGCATTTTCAGCAAAGGACGGTCCGATATCTAAATTAATGACTAGCCTCAGCGATACCGCTTCCAATCTTTCTGCAAATTTGACAGAAGGTATCGCTAAAATTCCGGCATTTGATATTTGCACCCAAGTTCCTAATCTACAAGTTGTAAATGGCGTCGTTGAAGAATTAGCGATCGCTCCAACAAAACCTACAGTGGATTCTGAGCCACCAACACCACCAGCTCCAGCACCGGAACCTGTAGTTCCAGTATTAGATGATCGATTTACGTTTCCGTTTTGGACGGAAAATGTGAAAAATGAAATTCAAAATTTAATTTCGCCAAAAGTTGAAGGAAAACAGTCGGCGATATCTAATAAAATCCCTCTGGATATAAGCTGGCCACAATTATACAAAAAACAAATAAAAATAATTGAATCAGCTGCGGAGAATGCGTCCAGCATGATCGAAAATATTTCGCCGGAATTCGCGATGCAGTTTGACAAAGATCTTGGACAATTCAAGAAGGATCTTATCGCTACACAAAACCATATCCTTGACGTAAACAGGAATCTTCATAATATGAATGAAAATTATTTATATAGAGTTAGAAATAATTTAATAGACAGGCTAGAATAAGTAATAAATAGGTCAAAATAAGGAAATGTATGCAACAACGTCAAACAAATTCTGTCGTATATAAAGACTTTGATCTAAATATGAGGGTAAATCCTATCTCAGGAAAACTTTTTATAAAAAAGAATGATGAGTCTTTGAAACAAGCTCTTAAAAATTTAATTTTAACTAACCTATATGAAAGACCATTTAGGTCTGATTTTGGATCAAGTATTCGCGAAGCATTATTTGAAAATTATACAGCTTCAACTGAATCACAATTAAAAGATAATATAGAAACAGCTATTGCAAATTATGAACCGCGAATCGATTTATTAGATATTATACTTTCTGGAGATCCAGATAGTCATACATTAACTGCAAGCATTGTTTTTCGTGGTAAAAATTCAACCGAAATTTCACAAGCGACTATTTCGCTCGATAGGATAAGATAATGCCAGCTAATACCACAATTTCAGTAGCAGGATTATCTTTCGATACAATTCGAGCAAACCTTCGCGACTTTATCAAAGCTAAATCAGAATTTGCAGACTTTGACTATGAAGATTCTGCTATAGGTTCTATGTTGGATCTTCTTGCATACAATACATATTATAATGCGTTCTATGCAAATATGGCTGCAAATGAAAGTTTTCTAGACTCTGCACAGCTGTATGATAGCGTCGTTTCACACGCAAAAACTCTTGGATACAGACCAGTATCAGCGATGGGCGCAACAGCTAATGTAAGGATATCGTTTACTGATACTGCAACGCTCGCACAACGTTCTTTGAATATTGTTAAAAATTCTCAGTTCACTGCAACTATTAATGGTGTTAGTTATATTTTCGTAACTCCAAAATCTTATACTATTTCTGCTAATAGCACCAATGGATTTAGAGGGAACATCGATATCGTCGAAGGAGTTCCATTAACTCATAGATTCCTTTTTAATACTTCAAATACATCGTTCATTCTACCAAATGAAAATGTAGACACATCAAGCATCACGATTACAGCCACAGTCGCAAGCAATACGCAGTCATTCATTCGTGCGGATGATATTTTTACAGTCAATTCTAGCTCTAAAGTTTACTATTTAGATGCAGATAAGCAAAATTTATATAAAGTGTCATTTGGAGATAACGTCTTAGGAATTAAACCAGATACGAATAGTGTTGTTACAATAAATTATCGTGTATGTAATGGGCAAAAAGGAAATGGTGCGAATAATTTTACGGGTCCTGGATCTCTCGGTGGAAAGGCTAGTTATTCTATAGCCATCAACGAAAGAGCTTCTGGTGGCGCTGCTCAGGAACCTATAGAATCAGTTCGCTTCAATGCACCACGAGCATATCAAGTTCAAAATAGAGCAGTTTCTAAAAATGACTATTCATCAATTATTCTAAACTTGAATCCGGATTTATCTGCTGTGAGTTCATGGGGTGGTGAAGAAAATGATCCTCCAATCTATGGAAAGGTCTATGTTGCAGTTAAACCCGCAACTGGAACTTTAATTTCTACAAATAGAAAAACGTCAATCGTTGAAAAATTAAAAGAATATAATGTCCAGTCTATTGACACAGTTATCGTAGATGCAGCATATCTATATGTGGCTCCAGCAATAACAATTCGATATAATTCAAATGAAACTGAATTAACTGGAAGTGGTATTGGTGCATTAGTTGCACAAAAAATCATTGCATATGAAGCTAGTAATCTAAACCTTTTCAATAAGAAATTTAGATTTTCAAGATTCTTAGAATACATATCTAATGCAGATCCATCTATTGTTTCAGCCACATCTACAATAAATATTCAACGAAAATTTGCACCATCCGTTACTTTAAAAGACGATTACGTTTTAACATACAATCAAGAGCTTCGTAGATTAGGCGATAAGAAATTAACAGATGTATTATATGGGCATATTTCATCATCATCATTTACATACAAAGATCAAACTTGTTTTTTTGACGACGATGGATTCGGAACTCTTAGAGCATATTATATAGATGGTCTTGCACGAAATTATGTTAATTCCACTATGGGAACGATCGATTACTTAACAGGTATTATATACATTAATAATTTCCTTCCGTCAGCTATATCTGGCGACATCAAGATTAATGCCCGCCCGGTGTACGAAGATATTACACCAATCAGAAATCAAATATTATTAATTACGGATGCTACTATACGCATCATTAATGATAACTCTAATAAATTAGAGTCGACAATTTCTTCTGTGAATACTATTGGTTCAACTACATCATTGAGTTCTGTAACATCAGCATCTGTTAGTCTAGCGACATATTGATATGGCTATATCCGGAGCAAATGAAGTCTATAAGAAGGTATCCCCTCTTGTAGAACAACAATTTCCAGAATATATTCGAGAGAATGGGCCGCGATTCGTAGCTTTCATGGAAGCGTATTATGAATACATGGAACAGACTGGAAAAGCTGGCTATGCAATAAGAACGCTAAATGATAATCAGGATATAGATAGAACTGTCGTAGAATTTGTAGAATATTTTAGACGTGAATTTGCATTAAGTATACCAAAATCTGCTCTTGCAGATAAACGACTCATTGTAAAACATATTAGAGAATTTTATCGCTCGCGCGGATCACAAAAATCATTTAAATTTCTATTTCATATCCTTTTTGGATCTGAAGTAAATTTTTATTATCCGGGTGAGGATATTCTCCGCGCATCCGATGGAAGATGGATCAGAGAAACTATATTAACTGTTGAAAAACAGTCTGGTGATATAAATTTACTAGATGGACGAATTGTAACAGGACAGACGTCTGGAGCGATTGGTCGTATTCAAAACATAACGACTATATTTAATTTAGGTGTAGAAGTTTTTAAATTAACTATAGAAAGTGTTACTGGTCAATTTATCGACAAAGAATTAGTTACTGATGGTTTTGGAAATCTGGTTAGAGTAAAAGCTGATGTTGGTGGTATTGTTACCCAAACGATATCAGATGGTGGTGTATTTAATCGTCGGGACGACTCTTTAGAATTAGTAGGACAAACAAGCAAATCTTTTGCTCAAGCAAGAGTATCTAAAATTGAAAATTCTACAGCACTTACATTTACAATTAGTAAAGGTGGAAGTGGATATAGAACTGGAATCAATTCCCTATTTAATATAGAATCCCCTGGCCAGATAGGAACAGAAACACCCGTGCTTTCTGTAGTTTCTATTTCCAACACTTCATATGTTTCTATATATACTGATCTAATCAATAGCGTTAAAAATGTTGTGTTGAATGGTAATTTACCCGCGTCTAACGTAGGTCTTACTTTTTCTTCTTTAGGATCTAACTCAACAATATTGAGTTCTAACTTAGCATCTGCTACAATATATAGCATCATTGGCGCTAAATTAGCACAAGGTAGTGTGTTGGTTGGATCTATTAATGCAATTTCTATCCTATCGCCAGGAAGAAATTATACTAGCATGCCAACAGTTACGGTTATTGATCAAGACGTAGCTTCTCAAAGTATAGTCGGACAGAATGGAAAATTTAGCGGAAAAGATGCAGTCATTGTTCCAAATTTTGCGCCCGGAGCAATAACAGAAATTGAAGTTACACAGCAAGCGGAAGATTCAAATTTTATTTTAGGCGAAACTGTTGATATAACGAATACAAGAACTAACGTATTTGATACAATCACTTTAGATAATTCTACAGTAGGCATACCAAGACATGTATTATCTACAGTCGTAAATGGAACAAGTTTAGTTCTTAGCACTACTGGTATTCAAAAACTTACAGGTCGCTATCTAGGGACGAAAGGATTTTTAAGCTGGAATAATAGAATACAAGACAATTATTATTATCAAGAATTTTCTTATGTATTGAAATCACCAAATCTTGTTGATGTGTATCGCGATGTTGTGCAAAATGTTCTGCACGTAGCTGGCACAAAAATGTTTGGTAATTATGAAATTGTTTCACAGCCAAATATGCAGATTTCTGTCGCATCATCTGTTTCAGAAATTATATACGAATCAAATTTCTTATCGTTCTCGTTAGAAGATAATAGTGGATATCTTCGTATTGAAAATCCTATTTCGAGATTCTTACTTGAAGATGACTCTGGCGATATTCTTATTGGTCAAGACTTGGATAATATAATCGACGAACAATTTGATACGAATTTTGTGGCTCTTATCGAACAAGAAACGCCAGGAGCATACATACGCGACTCTAGAAAAGAAATAATTACTTCATCTACAGATGCATATGGTGTAACGGCAAAATATCTTCTTTCTGTCACTGAAACGGCTGGAACTATATCAGATTTACTTTCAGCAATAGTTACTAAAGAAGTGAATATTACAGAATCTGGTGGAACAGTAATTGATCTAGAAACTGCTGTGTATACCGGAAAACCAGTTATTCTTGAAACTGGTGTAACTCCTGCTGACCGAGAAACTGCCGTCTATACTGGAATACCAGTTGTTATAGAAGCTTCTACGCCTATTGACCGAGAAACTGCTGTGTATACTGGAACTCCAGCAGTTGTGGAATCTGCTGTAACTCCTGCTGACCGAGAAACTGCTGTGTATACTGGAACTCCAGCAGTTGTGGAATCTGGTGTAACTCCAGTTGATCTAGAAACTGCTGTGTATACTGGAACTCCAGCAGTTGT